AATGCCCTGTTCTTCCGGTGTCATTGAAAATGCCTTCTTGCCGGATGCGAGTGCGTACAACTCATCCGCTGATGCCATTGATGCACCAGCTCCGCTTCCTGCAACAGGAAGCATCGGAGTTCCTGCAATGTTTCTCGCCCACGGGCTTATATTTTCAGGTCTTCCCCTGGAAAAGCTTTTAACATCCATCCATGAACCGCCGCCACCGCCGCCACCACCTGGATCGTAGCCGTAGCCGTAGCCGTGTTGCTGTTGCTGATCTTCAAACCGTTCCTGCTCCGTGCGTTCTGCCCAATAGTCTCCTGTTTTATCTTCATAACTTCCTGGTTGATCATACTGGTCCATAAGCGCTTTTCCTAATCCGGAATATATGTAATCACCACCCAGTTCATGACCAAATTCATCTGTTCTTTTTTCAGTATAAATTTCAGCTCCTGTCCTGGCACCTGTGGCAACAATATTAGGCATTCCAAAAGCTTGTATCATTGCGTCTTGGTGTTCCTTAGAACCTTTCGCATATCCTGCTGCCTCTAGGTCATCTGAGAATTTTTTTCCCTCAAAACTTAATGCATATCCAGGATTTGATAAATACGCCTGCGTAGCCAGTTCCCATACTTTATCCTTTTCTGTGAGAGTTTGTCCAGGGATTTCAGGAACCACTTCAGTTCCTATAATATTATTTATATCGTTAACTCCATTTCCATTTCCGCTCGTGTCAACCACATTTCCAGAACCACTCCAAGGCTCAGGTTCGTCTTGAGTACCCCCTACATCCCCGGACCACGCACCACCACCGTCCGCAGTGCTGCCTCCAGTAATAGTTCCAGTTGTATCAATTCCCCACGTGTCATAGTTGGGAATTCCAGCAGCACCTTCATGCGGTGTGTCAGGTTTATATTCTTTTAGAAGATCTGCTTCTGAATCTGTAATGTAAGCTAGATGCGTCTGTGGCGCTCCTGGTCGTGTTTTCAATTGACGAGGAACTGTAACCATCGCACTATCCATATGGTTTCCTGGATATCTGTACATTATTAATCCGGCTGAAAAGGACTTAAAGCCCCAATATTTCCATGCATAAATTCTTCTTCTTGTGCTGCTTTTGCTAATGCTTTTTCATAAAGTTCATCTATCATCTCGGGCATAACATTATCATAATCTATATTAGGATTGATTGATTCTAAAAAAGCTATTTTTGCGGACAGCTCACGTCCTTCTCTATCCTCTTCATAATCAAAATCAGGTGAAAGATCTCCTCTTCCTCCAAAAATTCCTTCGCCTCCCTCGACTGCTTCATTTATAGCCCCTAGGGTGCTGTTCCTGATGTTCTCTGGAACAATGGTTGATATTCCAAATGGAGGAATTATTTCATCATAAGGGGTATAATCCATAGGTGTTTCTTGCATAAATTCCCAATCTTCTGGAATACTGCTGTCTCTTACTGCACCAAAAGCATCGGCACGTGGTTGAACAAAAGGTTTTAAGAATCTTTCTGCCCATTTAGGACCTGTATATGGTCTTTCATAATAAGAATCAATTTTTTCATCCCCTAAAAATTCACCGGATCTAAATATCCCTGATGGTGAATACATTTCATTTAAGCCTTTTCCCCATAAACTTTTATAATATGCATCATCTGGTTTAGGAGTTTTTTTTCCAATTGAAGAAAGTATTTTTCCACCTATAGTGTTTGATGCAACTTTATCTATAAGATATCCTAAACCTCTAGGTTCAGTATTAGGTGCATATCTTTTTTTCTCTCTAATAGGTTTTACAAACCCTTGTTGTCTAAATTTATCAAAAACATCACTACCAGCACTACTTAAAGCAAATTGTCCTGGAAAATTTGTGGAATAAATAGGTTTCCCACTAGACGTAACAGGAAAGTATTGATTAGCTCCTTCATTTCCGCCCATACCACGTACAGCCGCATACGCGCCTTGCCTGTTTAGGGCATTGGCGCGTGAACGGAGATATTTTGCTTTGTTTTTATCCCCACGTTCTAAGGCTTTACGTTCCTGATGGAAAAGTTGGCCTGCACGTGCAGCAGATTGACCTGCTCCGTAAAGTGCTCGTTGCTGATAATCAGTATAATCAGCCATCAAGCACCTGGTACAATTATAATTTTAAGGACAACAAGAATTACAATGACTAAAATTCCGGCTTTTATCCAGTCCTTCAATTTCCATTCATTCCATTCTTTTAGGTGTCCCCATAAATCTTTCAATAAATTCATGTTACCTCCTATTTTTTCTTTTTCATTTTCTTCATTCCGCCCTTCATGAGCTTCTGAGAACGTCCGCCTTTTTTCATGCCGGCGCCCACAGACTTCTTATCCTTCATCATCTGGCGATAGCCAGAAGAAGTATATGGATATTTCTTACCTTGAAATTCAGGCATTTTTTCCTCCTTAGTGTATCGTTGGTTTAAATTGTTCAATGAACTTTTCAGTCGCTAGAAAGCTATCCGCGACCGCCTCGAACATACGGGCAGTATCCTCAACCCCCAACGCTGAAACATAAATGTTTCGTGTTACCGCAAGAAGTGCTGATGCCACCAAAATAATATCTTCCGGATTTTTAGTTTCGTTTTTAACGAACTTATCCAGCTTTTGCATTACTTCACTTATTTTTACTACTTTTTGATCCATTCGCTTTTGATCTTGCGATCCTTTCATTAGACTGCTGTTTCATCGCTTCCCTCGTGGTCGTGATGTTTTCCTTCAGCATGGCCATTTGGTCAGCCGTCTTTTGCTGATCAGCTTGCGTGGATGCATTCATTACATCAATCGCTGTCTGCGATTCAAGCTTATCACGCTCCAGATCCATCTTCTCCGCTTCCACCATCGTATCCCTCTGGAAGGTTGCCGCGTTTTCTTTTTGCGCCATCATAGTCTCCATTGCGCGTAAGTCAATCTCTTGTTGTTTTAGCTTGATAAGTGGATCTTTTTGCTCACGGCTCATTCGTGCTTCTTCGTCCTGTGCAAGTTGCTTGGTCATATCAGCTTCCATCTTCGCCTGTTCTGCCGCCGCCTTATTTACTAATTGATCATTTTGTTGTTGCAATTGTTGCATTTGCTGTTGGTTATTCTGTGCCTGTTTCATTTGCTGTTGTAACTTCTGAAACTGAGGCTGAAACTTTTGTTCAACTTGCTGTGACGCCGCTGTCGCCAAGTGATCCGATACGTGCGCCTGCAACATTGCATAAAGCTGCGGATTGATTTGGACCATGCGAGTAAACATAAATTCTGCATGCGCCTCTATATGCGCCTGATGATTCTGCATGGGAAATACCTTAGGGTCCTGTCCACGCATCGCAGCAGCATTTTCAATAGCTGGGCTCATTGGCTGTGGAAGCTCTGGATCCGGTTTTAAAATCGCATCAACATTATCCACACCCATCGCACTGTACATTCTTCTGTATGCCTCACGCAAGTTATGTAATTGCGGAGCTGCACTAGCCAGTTGCAATTGCTGTTGCGCCATCATAATTCGCTGTGACATAGAAAATATGTTTGGATCTGAAACAGGAAATATATCCACACGATCATCAAAATCAGACTGCTTAATCATTCGATCCCCACCAACAACCTGATAAGGATATTCAGGTGGAGTATACATCTTGAAGCAACTCGCTAATAATTTGAATTCTTCCTTTTGAGCATAATGCAATCGTTTATGAATTGCGCTCATGACTTTAGTTCCACGCTCCAATAAAGCAAGAGTAGTTCCTACTGGATTCTGTTCATTACCTTCACCCATCTTCATGTCCGCGATTGCGGCGAATGATTTTCCAGCGTCAACTGCGAAACCTAAAAGAGCGAATAAAACCTGTGATGGCTCCTTGTAAGGAAGTGGTAACAGTGATTCCTTTATGGAAACTCCTGTAACATCAACGTCCCTGAATTCTCCTGGTTGCAACGGCTCGTCGTGGTCGCGTATGCGCATACCACGGGCCTTGAAACCTGCCGGGAGGTTCGCGAGTGTGCCAGCATCAATTAATTGCCGCAAAACACTTGTTGCTGTTCGCGATAGCCCTCCAAGCATGTGTATCAGACCAAAGCCGTAAAAGCCTAGTCCTGGGAGGAATTTAAAATGTACAAAATATTGGTTCTTTTCAAAGTTTGGATCCTTTTCCGTCCAGTTTCTTTTAATGGAAAGAATGTTTCGTGAAAAATGGTCTATGGTGATTATGTAAGGAAGCTTAATTCCGGATGTATCCTCAAATCCAGGAACATCGGCATTGACATGCATTTCAAGAACCATATGCTCATCATCCTTGTTATGATCATTGGAGGAAGATCCTTCCAATTCATCAACCTTATCCTTGACATCACTGCTTACATCAACCTGTCCTGATGTCACTGGGACATCGCGGTAGAATCCTGAAACCTGCAACTTCTTGACATCATTAGCTGACATTTTAATAACATGCGTTATTCTTTCCGCCTGATCCAAATCAGTTGACACGTAATTAACAACCAAATCCTCACCAGTAACGAATTTCGCTACGCATCTTTTTAAAATCTCATCATAGTAAACTTTCTTGAACGCTGAGCCGGCTAATGGAAGATAGAAAAGCAATTGATCCATTTCCGGGTCGTATTCCTTCATTACTTCCGTAATCTGGTAATTCATGTAGTCCTTGACACGTGCCGCCTGCTCTTCGACTTCAGGCGTAACGTTTCCTACAATTTGGCATCGTACGGGGCCGCTTGGGGGGAGAAGTTCCTTATAAGCTTGGGCTTGAAACTGTGTAACAGATTCAGCCAATAAAGGATGTACGACCCCGGATGCACCTTCGAAAGGCTGTGTTCGGTCTTCATACTTGAATCCCAACATATCAAGACCCTTGACATAGGTAGTTTCCCAGTCTTTTCTTGAGTCCTTATCACTTTCGAATGCAGAAAGCAGATCATTTGAAAATCTGCCTAATTCACTTTCTTCAATATGTTCTGATAAATTTGCGTTAAACGGTATCTGTGACTGATCCATGGGTGCGTTTGGATTCGCATTGATTTCAGCGCCCCCGTCAGCCATTTCGGTAATTTCTACATCTGATTCAAATTCAACTGTCTTGTCAGGAACCTCTATAATCGTTTCCTCGCCATCGGCGATCTCAAGACCTGTCTGCAATGCCGCAATCGCCTTTTCTATGTTATCGTTCGGATTTTTTGCCATTTTCTCCCCTTACAGCAGTGGAACAACGTCCACAAAATTTTCTCTAACCATGCCACCTTCCCTG